CGAGCTGATCTTCTCGGACGCATTGAAGAATCCGGACAGACCATTGACCATGGCAGCATTGGCATTTGGATCCAGGCCGATATAGCGCTGACTGACAGGTGTGGCAAAATCAGACATCAGTGCATTTGCCTGTAAAGCCACCAGTGCCGTTGCCGGAGTAGTGCCCGGCGTGCCCACACTGTTGCCAATATCGGTGGCCATGCTCATGGCATCGTAGTCGATATTACTGGCCAGGGTGGTCACAGACGGTTCCAGGATACGCTTGGAAAAGTCATCCAGGCTCTGGGTCAGTTCGTCGGTTGTGAAGTTGGTGTCCACATGCCGCTGAGTGCCGCGGGTCAACGTAACGCTGCCCTCGTTGGTGTCCTGAATGTTCAGGGCCGCACCCGTGCTTGTGGTGTACTGGTTTGGCAGACGCAGTTTAATCGCCCCGCCGTCACGCTGGCCGGTTGATTTGTGACTGTTGTCGTACTGTCGGTTGATATTGCGGCAAAACCGCAAGTTGTTGTGCAAGATCCGGCCAACTTCCCGTGTAACGGTAGTCGGCGTCAGGATATTAGTATTAGCCATGATAACGCTCCTACAATCAGGCGCGCTTAGCTAGCTCTCCTTCCCGCCATGCTCGCCATTGCGCCGCGCTCATCTTGTCAGGATCAGAGATCCCTGTAGATCCGCTCGGAGTGACTGGTTCGCCTGGTGGTGGTGCCGGCGTCGCGCTTGGTTTATTTGCTGTCGCGGACAATCCCGCTTCAACAGTTACCAGTTCACGCGCCGCTTGTGCCGGAGACAGGGCATTAATTCTTGCTGCCACTGCTGGGTTCTTTGCGAGGTGGTATGCCAGTTCTGCGCCTTTTTCAGAGCTTGTTAAAAACTCATAGGTCGCATCATTGCAGGGCCACTCATTCTCCATCACCGCGTCTACTGCATCAGGATGAACTTCAAGCATATCTTCAAGTCCGCGTTCAATCCTGATTGCGTCCTCCGATCTCGCTGGAGGCTGTGCTGGTGCTGGAGTCTGCGCCTGATTGTGTGCCTGGGTAGCATCGCGCCACTCAAACAAGGCATCCTCGTATTCTTCCGGTGTTTCAAAATCATCAGTCGTGGGTCTTGTCGGTGCTGGTGTCGGGCCAATACGCTGTTCCAGCGTATCAATCCGGCCTTTTAGCGCCGTGTTTTCCCGTTCCGACTGGCGATATCGCCGCGTTAACTGCCCGATACGCCTTTCAACACCCTTGCTGCGGTGTGCGCCTGCGTCATCATCTGCGGGGGCCGCTGCTTCCTCTGGTGGCGATTGCTCACCCTCGGGCAGTTGTCCCTCATCACCGGGCGTCGATTCCGGTTCCTCGCCTGCTGGCGGGTCTAGCGCGACTTCTTCAATTTCTTCTGACATTCAGTCCTCTAGCGCCTATTGCTGTGTGGCTGATCCCGATACTACACCCTGCTGCATCTGTGATACAAATTCGGCAAGCATACCGCCCACCATTTCACGCAGCTGTGCCTCGTCTGGGGTCCCATCGACTATGGCGGATAGCCGCTTGGTCTCGGCATCGTACTCCTTCACCTCTTGCTCACGCTGTGCCATGGACTCCTGAAACTGCTGCGCGAGCTTCTGTACAGCTTCCTGAATCATGCCCTCGACCTGTGCCGGCGTGAAGCCTTCCTCGCCTTCTTCAGTCTCCAGGAGCTGCGGCGGGACCATCTTGCGCAGCCGCTCGGCTATTTCCACAGCCCCGGGCCAGTCCATTGCCTTGGCTATCAGGTCCATAATCGCTTCGCCGGCCGCGGGAACAGCGCTCACAAACTGCATCATGGAGTCTGCTGATTCCAGCCGGCGTGTGTTATAACTCGGGCCTACGGATACCCGCACATCATAGCGGCCGACCGTTATGTCATTGAATGGCTTGCCTTCTTCGGTCCCGTTGATAGTAACCATTTCCTCGGTATCGTCCTCGCCCAGAATCCGGACAATGCGCTCGGTGTTGTATATCTTGGGCAGGACCGTGGCCAACACCCGGCCGCAATGGCGGATGGCGCGCGCCTGGTTGTCGACGTAGTGGAATGTTCCGGTATCAGACTCACGCTGCCGGGCGATAATTGCCTTCCCGGAGGTTTCGTTGCTCTTTGCGCCGACCGACGCATCGTACATCCCAGCGGTCGCTTTCATGTCGTCACTGGACCTTTCAGCCATGGCAACATCAATCTGGCCGGCAAACGAGGCCTGGTTACGCTGTGGAGGCGGCGCCAGGTGCCCGTCAAGCGCGACCTGGTTGTATTCGAGATAGGCTAGAGGCAGCCGGTTCGCGTTCTTCCAGTCAGATTCCAGGCCGTCAAACTGGCCGACAGCGCCGATATACGGCGCCTTTGACTCCAGTGCGCCCTTTTCAGTGCCCGATGTCATCCAGTAATTGTACATTCGCTGGCTGTCTTTCATCGGCCTGACGATGCCCTGGTAGAACACCTTGCCGTCGATATCGAACTCCTCGCCGATCACCCGGAACAGGGGGATGTACTTGCAGGGCCAGATTGTCTTCTCCAGGATCATAGAGCCCGACATCTTGCGCCATACCACCCGCGTTACCTTGATCTCGCGGCGCGCAACAATATCGCCCTCCTGCGGGTCCTCGGCTGATTCGCCCAGAATCACAGTGCTGCCATTGGCGAGCATGACCAGCGTGCGCGGCTGATCCTTCTCGACGGAATAATATTCTGTGATCAGCATTGAGTCGCCAATGATCCAGTTTGGCGCATATTCGCCCAGCGCATGCGTATCCAGGCCGACGACGGCATCATCGCCATAGCGTTCGCGCACCTCATCCTGCGGCAGCCACTGGTCCACAAAGCCAAACATGGCATCTGCGCCGGCAGGATCCTGTGCACCGGGGTCCAGGTGGCAGGTTGCGAAATTCCGCACCCTGGCGAATGCCAGTTCTTGGGTGAACGTTTCCTCGGAATCGTAGCGCGCCACCAGCCTGAAAAACCCCTCGCCACATCGCGCAGCTGACTCGATTGCTGTGTCATATGCGATATCGGCATCTGTGCGCTGCTGGATATCACGTAGCAGGCCGTTCATGGTCTTGGCTGTTTCCTGGTCGGCGCCATCGCCCACAGGAAATACCTTGATTGCCGGGCTATTCTGCCGGCTGTCATTGACCACCTGGCGGATATATTGCCCGGTTTTGTTGATTGTCAGGCAGGGTTGATTGTCTATTTCGCGGGCGGTCTGGATCTCGGTCGGCCATTGCTCGCCGTAGGCAAACCGTACATCATCCTCGGCATCCATCCGGCTATCGTGCTCGGCTTCAACGCATATCTTGCGACGTTTGCGCGCCAGCTCGATGATCTTATCGCCGGCGGCGCCCCGCTCTGGCGTGAAGTCATCGGGGTTCAACGCATCCACCCATGGCCGCCAGGCTGATAATCACGCGCCTGCGACCGCTTTGGTTTTGGTATGACTTTTGGTTTCACAATACCTGCAAACAGCTCCGCTAGTACCCAGATCCACGCATCGGCCCGATTAGGCGATTGGTCGCCAAGATAACCCGCCGTGCTAAAGGCTGTCAATTCGTCCTCCAGCTTGTCGTAGCGGCCGACATGGCGGACCTTGCCGGATTCATACAGGGCGCTGAAGGGTTCGGCTCGCTGGACCTTGCCGCGGCTGGCGGTCACTTTGCGATACGGGATCCTGGCATTGGCGACATGGATTGTCTGCTTGACCATTGCCCCGCCAAAGTTTACCTCGGCCACCACGCAGTCAGCTGCATGCCGCTCCCAGGCACTGGCGGCCACCCTGCCCCATACGCCGGGGCCGGCCTTCACTGTCACATCTTCCAGCAGGTAGCCATTGCCATCGGTCCCCAGGGCGCCCACCACAATTCCGATCTCGTCATTGTCCGCGTTGTCCTCATCATCGGCGCCGCTCGGGTCCACGCCGACAACCACGCGCACGAAGTCGGGAAGTCGGTCAGCATGCACGATCCTCCACTTGTCGATATCTTCCTCCGTGAACAGCTGTCCCGGTGTCGCATCAGCAAACTTGCCCTCAAGGAACCGGCGTTGTTGTCGTGCGCTCAGTGTCCGCAATGTTTCCATGTAGCCGTCAGCCAGGTTGTCCATGTTGTCAACAGGATTCATCTGCATGTTGGCATACTGCTCGGGATGGTCTAACGGTTCTTTGGTTTCCGGATCCACCTTGCGGATGAAAACAAGATAGCTCCAGTGTGCTTTGCTTGGAGGGTTCGCGTCGAAATACATCCGCGGCGTCAGTTTTGGTTTGT